GGATTAATCCCATCATAGCACCTATGACTATGTTCTTACCTGCCTCACGTAGCTGTTCTTGACGCTTGCGCTGTCTTAATGTTCTGTATGCCATTGTGTGTGATTCCTTTCATATGTAAGTCCGACATCGGACTAGTTGAACAATTTCAACAATCTAACCAACTACAAAAGTAGTTAGCTAGGGATTGAAACATTTTATCATTGTTATTATTAATAAGTGTCGTTTTGGTATTCAATGTCGTCTTGTGAGACTTCACCATAATTTACATTTACTTCATATAAGTCTTTACCGATTTTAACAACGAAACCAGCTTCTAATGCCTTCTCAAGTATTTGTTCCGCGTTTAACTCAAAATTGAAACTTTGCGCTTGTGATAAAAATAATGATTTCTTTGTATATGTTTCTTTAAGTGTCATTTTGATAAATCCTTTTATATGAAGTCCGACATCGGACTAGTTAACTTATAAAGTTACACTAAGCTAGGGAGTGAGCCTAATGTAACCTATAAGTAAACTTATATTATGCTACCTTCAGTTGATCAGCTTCAAGAGCATCAGCTTCTCTTAGAAGCATTTCAGCTATATCCATAATGTCTACATCACTAGCATTACATATGGCAAGCAACTCTTTAAAGATTGTCTCTTTAGTTGCAGGTTTAGCTTCGCTAGTAGCCTCTGTGGGTTTTGCACTAGCTTTGCTAGACTTATCTGTTGATGTTGTATCATCATTAGATGATTCTTGCTTGTTAGATTTAGCAATAGCTTTCTGCAAAGCAGATAATGATGTATAACCCTTTTTGCTTTTAGCAATGAACTCACGAGCTTCTACTTCGTTTTCAACGAACCATTTAGCTTCGCTACGTCTACGTTTGTCGATGTGCTTTATGCTACATTCGGCAAGTCTTTCAGACTTAATGCGACCACTATCAGTTTCACTGGTAAGTAATACCATCAAGTGACCTAAAACAGTGTCAAAACCACCTGCTTTTGTGTGTTCTTTGAACTCACCTGTTTCAAACTTTGTTTGCTTAGCTTTGATTAATTTGTATCTACGAGCTAGGTCTGCACCGATAAGCTCTGGTGTGTTCAAGACCGCTTTGTTTGTGTCAGTGTTAGCGTTGTTTGCAGAATGTGTCATAATAAATTTCCTATTTGTTTGTGGCTCATTTGCCGTTTCGATGCCATAACTTAGATCACGAAAATCAAATGCTGTCAACCCCCTTATTTACTACGTAGTAGTAGGTGGTGCAAATCAAGTCCGTCATCGGACTACAAACAGCCAAAACGAATCACTTTTGGGTAGGGAAACGAATCAGTTTGAAGCCTCATATGTAGCATGTGATGTGACCATCACGTTAGGGGGGTGGTGTATATGTGCACGACATGTAACACACACGTCACTTGTGTATAATCCGCCTATGTTTGCACCATATGTGAAGGCAACTGATTGTATAACACTTGCCGTATTACTATAAGTGATTGTATTCATGTAATATTCTTTGTGTATGGTGTATATGCTTACACATTATGCGCTCACCTAGCGTGTATATGTGCCTGTATGTGCGTATGCGTGTACATATGCAGGGGTGGGCAGGGGACACTGGGGGGTAGGGCGTTAGTATACATGGACTCCTACACAGATCAGGAAAATGAGAGTGTTAACCACTATACATATATGGTGCTACACCGGGCTACAGGATGTATATGTGATCACAAAATAGATATATACATTGTCCCATGGGTCACGTAATGTTACAGTATGTTACAGTATGATCACAATATGTTACCAATGTACGATTAGGGGTTGACTTGGGGGGTATAGTGTGTAAAACTATGTATATAGTATATTCCGGGTAGGGTCACTATAAGTGATACATGTACAGTGATACATGTACTATGAATATATACTAACTTATATTTATACTTAACTATATTTACATATAAGTATACACGTACAGTGATAGATACATAATAACATAAGGATATACGTACATAGAAAATCGCCTTTAGGCGAGAATATTTGTATAATAACTATTGACAATGGCGAAGAAATCAGTAAAACTATATACAGACGATGTTCTTAAACAGTTCTACAAACATCTACTTGATGGTAACTTAAAGAACTTACATATCCCCCACAGTGATGTATTCTATGTAAAGACTGCAGTGGAAGCCCACTATGGTGAGAAGTTTACTTTGGAACATGTGGAATGGGCTATGCGTGCAGAAGGATGGACAGATAGAAAATGAGTGTTGAATATCGTGGAGAGAGATTCTCAGGTTATAACAAACCTAAGCGAACACCTAAGCACCCAACTAAATCACACGTAGTACTAGCAAAAGAGGGTACTACGATTAAGATGATTAGATTTGGAGAGCAGGGTGCTAGTACTGCAGGTAAACCTAAAGCTGGTGAATCAGATAAGATGAAAAAGAAACGTGCCTCATTCAAAGCTAGGCATGGTAAGAATATTAAGCGTGGTAAGCTGAGTGCTGCATACTGGGCAGATAAAGTTAAATGGTAAATTAATGGAGTGTTATTCAAATGATGGATAAAATGAACAAAGGTATGATGGCTTTAAAAAAGGAAGCACCAGAAGTAGCAAAGAAGATGGGCTACAAATATGGTGGTATGGCTAAGAAACCTTCATACAATAAAGGTGGCTACGCAAAATGTGGCGCATCTGTACCGGGTACACAAAGAAAGAAGTAACTCATGGTAGAGATTACGTACAGTACAGCAACAAACTCTATAACAATAGCATCTACTTCAACGGGTGCTAATGCTACTGTTGTGTTTACGTGTCCTACAAATCATGATGCTACGATAGAACTACTACACATATCTAATAATAACAACGCTAGTAAAAAAGTATATGTGCAGTATTATAATGCGGATACAACTGCGTATCATTATATACTAAAGAATAATGCACTTGCAGGTAATACTGCCTTAAACATATTTAATGCTGCACCCATGCATATACACGCAGGTGATAAGATTGTTATGTATGGTGAGACAGCTAACACAATAGAAGCTTTAATATCCTGTAAATTATTTTTTAATCCTGCACGATAATGCATAACGGGGTTGCATTATTATCTATAGTATGGTATAACTAACTATGGTATAACTATCTCTGTAAGGTAAACAAGCCTTACTTACATAACGGAGATAGATTACATGTTTAAAAGATTATTTAAAAGTATTGAACGAAGCAGACAGGCGAGTGCTAATATTTGGTTACTCAATAATATGTCTGATAGAGATTTAAAAGATATAGGTATCACTCGTGGCGACATCAAAAACAAAGTCAAAAGTAAATGAGGCAGGAAATTATACTAAGCCTACTATGCGGAAGCGTTTGTTTGAGCGCATTAAACGGGGAACTAAGGGGGGCAAGGCCGGGCAGTGGTCTGCACGTAAAGCACAGCTTCTTGCCTCGGAGTATAAAAAAGCAGGTGGGGGATATAAATAATGGCTGCAGGAATGAAACACTACTTTAAGAATGGTAAAGAGCATAAGGGTGGAACTCATAAGACTAATGGTAAACTGATGTCAGGTGCAAAGCACACGGCATCAAGTAAAAACCTATTTCACTTTAAAGAGTTATCTGCTACTGCTAAACTTGTGGCTAAGCCAAAGAAAAAGTAATGGCACTTTCTAAATCTCAGAAGAGTTTAAATAAATGGACTCGACAGAAGTGGAGAACTAAAAGTGGAAAACCTTCGACTCAAGGTACTAAAGCTACTGGGGAACGTTATTTACCTGCAGCTGCGCTTAAAGCTATGTCTAGTTCGCAGTATGCGGCAAGTACAGCTAAGAAGCGAAAAGATACTAAAGCTGGTAAGCAATTTTCTAAACAACCTAAAGGCGCTGCTAAAACGTCTAAGAGATATAGGAAAGTTTAAATGACTAGCTTTGAAGAAGTAGACGTAGACAACAATGGTTCTATAGATAAGTCTGAATGGGAAGCTTTAGCATTAGAAGATCGTAGACGTAGGCTCGATGATGAAGATGCACAAAGAGATGCCCAGCGGCGTATGGCTTGGTTCTGTTTAGTAGGTATGCTTGCATATCCTTTCTTAGTATTGCTATGTAGTATAGTAGGTGCAGAGAAAGCGGCTGACATCATAGGCTCTATGGCCTCAATATATTTCTTATCGGTAGCTGGTATAGTTGGCGTATTCTTTGGTGTAACCAATATGAATAAGAAAGAAGTTAAAGGGAACAACGAGTAATGTTAGGATTAGGTTTAATAACTCAAGTAGCTAATCTTGCTGGTACTATGATTGAAGGTAAGACTGCTGTAAAGAAAGCAGAAGCTGAAACAAAGATGAAGATAGCCACAGGTGAAATAGACTGGGATATCGAAGCAATGAAAGCTACGCAGAATAGCTGGAAAGATGAGTGGATAACTCTTCTATTTTCTATACCATTAATCTTAGCCTTTTGTGGGCAATGGGGTAATGATATAGTACATGCAGGGTTTGAAGCCTTGGAAATCATGCCTGATTGGTATCAATACTCGTTAGGTGGAATCGTGAGTGCCAGCATTGGTATGCGTGGCGTAAGTAAATATTTTGGAAAGAAATAATATTATGAAAAATACAGAACCTGCATGGTTAAAAGCTATGAAAAAAGAAGCAGACAAATTAGGTATACCTATTAGAGAGCTTCTAACACAGAACATGAAGAAAAAAGCACCTGCTAAGAAACCAGCGGCTGGTAAGAAGAAAACAGTTATGGCGGCTAAGGGCGGTTATATGGCTAAGAAAAAACCTGCTACTAAAATGATGTATGGTGGTATGGCTAAAAAGAAGAAGACTTAATATGCCAGCACCATTAGTATATGCAGCTGGAGCTGTAGTAGCAAAGTTTATTGCACAAAAAGGTTTATCCGCTGCAGCAAAAAGATTTACTAAGAAAGCTATAGCTGAAGGTAAAAGACATGCAAAAGATATGGTTACTAAAAAAACACCGGGACAAGCTAAAATTGTAAAACCAGTAAAGCGTCAACGCCAGTATCGCAAAGGTACTCGTGTAGCATTTGCTTCTGGTGCAGGTATTACCGCAGCTGCTACAGGTGCTGGTATTTCTAAACAAAAAACAAAACTAAAAGAGCTACGTGCAAAATTAAAAGAGCAGAAGAATGCTACAGATCGTGCTAAGGTACAAGTGCAAATAGAAAAAATGGTAGCTAAAGAAGCTGCATCTAAAAAACTAGGCAACACATCTGCAAAACCTAAAGCTCGTCCCTTGGGTATGACTTCTAGTAAACCTAAACTACGTAAAACAAAGTAGGGTATAATGAAAAGTAACTTTAATGAATGCTTAGAAATGTTACTGGAACACGAGGGTGGTTACGTAAATCATCCTAGTGATCCCGGTGGCATGACTAATCTTGGTGTAACCAAACGTGTGTATGACGAATGGATTGGTCGTGAGTCAACTGAAGAAGAAATGCGTGACTTAACACCAGATGATGTAGCTCCAATATATAAACAGAACTACTGGGATAGAGTTAAAGGTGATCAACTACCATCTGGTATTGATTGGTGTGCATTCGATTGGGCTGTTAATAGTGGTAGTGGTAGACCTGCTAAGGCTATACAACGTGCAGTAGGTGCTACAGCAGATGGTGCTATTGGTCCTAAGACACTACAACTTATTATGGATAAAGACCCTAAGTATATTATTGAGTATGTATATACAGTACGTCAAGACTTTTATAAAGGTTTAAAGACTTTTGGAACATTTGGTCGTGGTTGGACTAGGCGTAATAAAGAAACGCTTGAACAAGCATTACACATGGTGGAATAGTAAATATGGCACGTGAGTTAACAGAACGACAACAGAAATTTTTAGCAGTCCTTATGGATGAAGCTGGTGGAGATATAACCAGTGCTAAGATAATAGCAGGTTATTCAGCTAATACTTCTAATACAGAAATAACGAATAGCCTTAAAGAAGAAATCATTGACGTTACTCACAGCTACTTAGCACGTAATGTACCTAAAGCGGCTATGGCTATGGTAGGTGCATTAT